ATACTTTCTATTGGTTATACTGCAATTAGAATATATAGTCACTTTGAAGATAAAAATAAAAATAAAGACAACAATTAAAACTACAAAAATGAAAACACCAGTTAAACAAAAAAGAAAGTTTGGAGATATGGCTAAAGCAAAAGCAAAAGAAACAGTAGCTAATACAAATAAAACCCCGGGGGGCAAAGTAATGGCTGGTATTGCTGCTAAAGCTGCTGCAAAAAAAGAAGCTAAAGCGGCTGCAAAACCTGCACCTGAAAGAAAATTTGGAGATATGGCTAAAGCTAAAGCGGCTACAAAGCCAGCTCCTGCTACAAAGCCAGCTCCTGCTACAAAGCCAGCTACAACACCTGCCCCTATGCAAAAATATGGCGCAGCTAAAGGTAAACCAGCGGCTAAAATGAAAAAATGCTAAATTAATATGGCATTTAAAATGACTGGCCCTCCTTACAATATTGATAATACACCAATATATAGTAAGGATATGGATAACAATGTGTTAGGTATGGCTCAGTCTAATGGTACAATCTTGGTTAATAAAGATGTATCACCAATTGAGTTAAAAAAGAATAAAACAGTTGAGCATGAGCTTGTACACATCGATCAAATGAAGAGAGGTGATTTAGGTTATGACAAATCAAATGTTTATTGGAAAGGTAAAAAATATCCACGTTCAAAAATGAATGAGGGAGCTAAAACATTACCTTGGGAGGCAGAAGCTTATAAAAAGCAATAAATACGTGTAATAATAATAATATAACTTTAATTTAATTTATTATGAAAAGATTAGTATTATTATTAGCATTATTTTTGTGTTCTTTTGCTAACGCTCAAAAAATAACAAAAGAATTCTTAGCCGGAGAATGGGAGTCTGAAACCGTTATATTAAACTTTGAAGTTAAAAACAAAAAAGATTTATATGTAGGGGCATATTCTAAGCTAGGAGAAAACTATTTTAAAACAATAAGCTACCAGTTCAACAAAGGCTCGTTTTATTTGGAAATGATTTATGAACCAAATAATTGGGATAGCATTGCAAAATTTATAATGGTGGATAATAATACTATGGTTGCAGATTACGTTAGTGATGCTCCTGGTCAAATGATTTATAAAAGAAAATTAAACAACTAAAACAAAAAAAATGAACAGCCCTTTTAAAATGAAACCAGGCAGAGGAAATATGCCTAAAACAGGAAGAGGAATTCCTCCAACATTAATGAATTGCTCTCCAATGAAACAAGAGAGTGATATTGAGTTAACGGAAAGATTTGACGCCCAGAAGAAAAAATATGCGGAAGCAAGAAACGCTCCCGGTAAAATTGAAAATTTAGCAGAAACTCAAGGAATTAAAGTTGACGTAGCAACAGGAGGAGCAACCGCAATGCCTTATGGACAAAAATATATTCCAGGAGCCCAAGGTGTTAGAGCAAAAATCGTAGGTGAAAATGGAAAATTAGTTAAAGAAGCTAGAGTGGGACGAGATAACGAGCTTAAGGCAGAATATGACAAAATGAAAAAATTTACAGAAAGTCGCAGAGGGTCTAATGCTGCAAAATATAATATAGGTAGCGGATTTACATCTACTAATGAAGCGACTAAAGAACAAAAAGAATTTTTATTAAATACCGGAAAAGCAAAATCTGTAAAATAGATAATTATGAATATATCTAAAACAGGCTATAAAAAAAATAGCAAAGACAAAAACAAACCATATAATGTAATACCTAGTGGTAACATAACAATGAAAGATGTTGAGTTTGATGTTTTAGGTATTGACAATTTAGGTAATAAAAAACTAATGAAACCAGGGAAAGATTATACTTTTCCGGGGGGCATTGTTTTGGAAGTGCCTATGAAAAAACAAAGTTTATATAAAAAGATATTTAAAAAATAAGTAAAACCAATTAAATTTAATCACATGGAAGTAGTAAAACAGATTACACAAGAACAATTAGAAACTATTAAAAAGCAACAAAAAGATTTAAACATCTTGTTTTCAAACATTGGAGTGTTAGAAGCGCAAAAACACGCATTACTACACCAAGTTGCAGAAGTTAACCAAGCTTCAGAAGAGTTCAAAGCTGAATTAGAAAAAGAATATGGAGCAATCAATATCGATCTATCTGATGGATCATATACTGAGATTGTACCAGAAGAAGCTACAGCTTAGATAATGGACTCAGTCGTTAGAAAAATAAGTATAGGGACTAATTATAAAGACGATGCAATGCATTACTCCGTAGGTCAAGAGGTTTACGGAGGGCATCGCATCTCTTATATTTTATTAGATAATACTGACAATTCGTATAATATATATATTAAAAAAGACGAAGAAGTAATGCCTTGGAAGAAATTCAATTCAAACATGGCTATCTCTGTTGAATATGATTTAGAATATTAGAATGAATATGACAGCTGTATTTGATTTTATAATTAAACCTGTAGGCTCTAGATATAACAATAGTATTGATGTTAATGGTAAACAATTAATAATAAATACTAAAATAGAAAGTTTCAAATCAGTTAATAAGTTAGCAGAAGTTGTTTCTGTTCCATTAGCTTTTGAAACCGATATAAAACCTGGTGATATTATTGTAATACACCATAATGTATTTAGACGCTTCTATGATATTAAAGGCAGACAAAAGAATAGTAGATCATACTTTAAAGAGGATTTATACTTTTGTGCTCCTGATCAAATTTATTTGTATAATAGAGACGGCGAATGGAAGTCTTATGGCGATCGTTGCTTTGTTAAACCAATAAAAAATATAGACCAATTTAAGCTCGATAAAGAACGTAAGCATATTGGAATACTAAAATATGGAAACGAGTCCTTAAACAAGCTCGGAATCAATCCTGGTGATCTAGTTGGATACAAACCTTACGGGGAATTTGAATTTATCATAGATGATCAGAGATTATATTGTATGAAATCTAATGATATTGTAATTAAATATGGATATAAAGGAGACGAAGAGGAATATAATAGTCGCTGGTCATAAAGCTGTACTAGAATTAATCAAAGTAGCCGAAGAAGCTATCCTCGAAAACGGAGAAGATGATTTATCCGCTGACAAATTAAAAAACGCGGCAGCCACAAAAAAGCTTGCAATCTTTGATGCCTTTGAAATATTAAGTCGCATTCAAGAAGAAGAGAGAATGATGGATGAAGCAGAAAATACCACTGAAACAAAAGTTTTCAAAGGTTTTGCGGAAGGGAGGTCTAGATAATGTACGAACAAACTTTATATAGAGAGATTACAGATCACATTAGACCCAATATAATAAAGCAAAAGAATAGACACAACAAATGGGAATACGGATATAATCGTGAGCATGACGTTGTAGTTATCAGCAAAACCGGAAAGATTGGTGAAATATACGAAATACAGAATCTTAAGATTGCTTTGCCATTAATAGATGGAGCATATAAAAGATCTAATAAACAGGAAGATCAATATTGGGAACAATTAGAAATTCCAAAAGAAATATCAAAAATAAAAAATGTTTTTGATTGGAATAAATATCCGGAAGCTTTTAAAGAGCACTGGTATGATTACATCGATCAAGAATTTAAGCATAGAGAAGAAGGGTTTTCTTTTTATAATAATGGAAAGCCTACTTATATAACAGGTACACACTACATGTACTTGCAATGGAGTAAGATAGATATTGGCGCTCCAGATTTCAGAGAATCTAATAGATTGTTCTTTATATTCTGGGAAGCTTGTAAAGCAGATAATAGATGTTACGGTATGTCTTATTTAAAGAATAGACGTTCCGGGTTTTCATTTATGTCATCCGCTGAACTAGTTAATCAAGCCACTATATCAAGCGATTCCAGATACGGTATACTTTCTAAGTCAGGAGCAGATGCTAAAAAGATGTTCACAGACAAAGTAGTGCCAATATCTATAAATTACCCATTCTTTTTTAAACCTATCCAAGATGGTATGGATAGACCAAAAACAGAATTAGCATATAGAATACCAGCGTCGAAACTTACACGTAAGAAACTTGACACTAATGAAAAGTTAGAAGAGTTAGATGGATTAGATACAACTATTGACTGGAAAAACACGGGAGATAACTCCTACGATGGTGAAAAGTTAAAGTTACTGGTACATGATGAAAGTGGTAAATGGGAACGCCCTGATAATATATTAAATAACTGGCGTGTTACTAAAACCTGTTTGCGATTAGGATCAAGAATTATTGGTAAGTGTATGATGGGATCAACATCAAATGCTTTAGATAAGGGGGGAGAAAACTTTAAGAAACTTTATTACAATTCAGATGTTACGAAAAGAAACCGCAATGGACAGACTGCTTCAGGATTATATAGTTTGTTCATACCTATGGAATGGTCGTACGAGGGATTCATTGATACTTATGGCTTACCTGTCTTCGATACTCCGTCAAAACCAATAAAAGGTGTTGATGGTAACTGGATTGAAACAGGGGTAATTGAGCATTGGCAAAATGAGGTTGAAGGTTTAAAAAGCGATTCTGATGCATTAAATGAATATTATCGTCAGTTTCCAAGAACAGAACAACACGCTTTTAGAGACGAAACAAAACAATCATTATTCAATTTGACAAAGATATATGAGCAGATTGATTATAACGATGATTTAAGAAATACAAATGTTATTACCCGCGGTAGTTTCCAATGGGAAAACGGAATACAAGATTCAAAAGTAATATTTTACCCAAGCCAAGATGGAAGATTCTTAATTAGCTGGGTTCCCGATAAATACTTGCAAAACCGCGTAATAATAAAAGATGGTATCAAATATCCTGGTAATGAGCACTGTGGTGCTTTTGGATGTGATAGTTATGATATATCAGGAACAGTTGACACTAGAGGATCTAATGGAGCTTTACATGGGTTAACAAAATTTTCAATGGAAAACATACCCGCAAACCATTTCTTTCTTGAATATGCAGCT